AGCTACAGGTTTAACACGCGGTGTATAATCAGTTTGAACTGTAGAAGATTTTGCTACAGCAGGTCGGGCAGTCTCACGATCGGATGTTTGTGGGAACATTTCTTCGCCGCCAAACTTTTGTGAAGCCAATTGTCGAGACATGCTACGTTGGCGATTGATATTAGGCGGAGTACCTACCCCCAAGTCATCATGGTCAAAAATACCATACAGTCGGATCACTATAGGGGATGTACCCGATACTGTGTAAACCACAGAAATATCATGTGTTAGGTGTGCTTTGCGAACGCCTGGCACTTCATTGGAAAATAACCCGCCGCTTTTCATGGGCCTGTCATTGGCTCCCCAGGGTTGTATTGGCTGTGTAGTTTTGGCCAACCTGAACTCTTCAAACTTTTTAGCCACTGCATTGTGGCCTCGAGTTTTGTTTTGATAAGTTTGTATGAAAAGGGGGCTTACTTCAAAACTGACCACGCAGACCTTCCAACAACTGGCTCAATTCATCCCCAGTCATGGGCTGGCTCCAGCGAGCAGAACGTTGCTCGCGCACAATGCTCAAAAGATCTTCGGTGCGCAAGCCTGAATCGTTTTCACGATCCAAGGCTTCAAAAAGAGCACGGTTAGAGGGCTGTTGGACTTCTTTGATCAGCATGATTGTATTTAGCCTTATCGAGTGTTCAATGCGGGGGTATACTCGCGGATCAGTTCACGCTCACGTGCATGGGCAGGCTTGCGGCCACGCACAAACTCAACCACACCGTACTCAAATGCACCAACGCCGTGTTCACGGATACTGCGGCACAGGCCCCAAGCCTTGTTTTCAGTCACAGCGCGGCGAATATGCTTTTGAATACGAATTTTCAGTGCCTTGCGAACCTGCTGACCGCACACAGTAATACCAATGTATTGCTCCTGCGTGATTGTGTTGGTGATCACGTAGATTGCATGCTTGGTGTCTTGTCGGCGTCGACGAGTTGCTTTTTTAATTTCCATACATGTATTATAACCGAAATTGCTTTTTTGGTCAACCAAAAAGTAATACTACAAAAGTATTACTTTTTTGGGGTTACAAAATGTATACTTTATGCTACTTTGTGGATTATTTTGTCAAATGCTTTTTTGATTCACTGCTTCTGCCACAGTGTACTGACCCGAAGTCAATGACGTTTGTGGCTGTGGGACCACATCGCTGACTACAATGTCTGTTTGCACTCCTGCATTTTGCAAACGAATTTGATTGCGGGCTTCGCGCATGGTAGATACAATAGCTTGGCCACCCAGGGTTGCTGTGTTGGCCACTGATTCAAGTATAAATGCAGGGCCTCCAACTTCAGTGTCAAGTCCGTAAGACGTCAAATTGTCAACAAGTCCACTGGGCTGCAGGTTGGGAAGTAAATTGGCAAATTCTATTCCAGCCTGACTTTGGAAAATATATTCCCCCGATATTTGTGCGGCAGCATTACTCCAGGCGGCATTTGCATTGGCCACTTCATTTGAATTGTTACTGACAATGGTCGCAATGGACGAATAAGCTGCTGGAATAAGACCAGTTCCCGGCGTTCCTGGGCCTGTAAATGCATTATCATAGTCGCTGTAAGTTCCGGCTGCTGGGAGACCGCCTGGAATAACCACGCTGTTCCCTACATCGTATAATCCATTTAGAGTCTTTTGCATTACAGTATAGACACCGTTGGTACCATTGGTTAGACTATTGAGTGCGCCCGAATTGTTAAGGCTGGAAACTATGGAACTTGCTGTAGAAACGTTTGCGGTCAATACCCAGCCAGCAGCACTGCCAATGATATCAGCCAACAACAATGTACCATTTTTTCCAGAACCATTGACAAATGTGGTTTCATAAAAAGCAACTACTTCAGGAGGTAACGGACTGGTCAATGCGTTAATAAGATCTAGACCTTTGTTGGTTTCTAAATTTGCTGATGCAGCACTCAATGCGGTTATTTCAGCATTGAATATGGATTTTACTTGTTGCAGGCCGGCCTGCAACGCTTTGTTGGCCAGAGCCCAATCTGGAGGAATTATCTTTTTCAACTGACTGTAAGTATTTCTTGTCAGTGAATAACCTTGCAAAGGCACTAACACATTTGATGGTAGTTCTGTTTCCAAATTGGTATTGATACTACCCGAACTATCAATATATATTGCCTTGATCCCTCTGGATGTAGGAGCAGTCAGTGTATTGAAGCTGTTGGGAAATGCTTTTACAGGATTCAGAAGATCAGCCAAATTGGTTAGACCTCTAGTGGTTACTTTCAGCAACCTTAAAATCTGAATCAGTGGCGTTTTAGTTATTTTGGTCATGACTTCAAAAGCAATTTTTTGTTGCTCATCTGTCATTGTTACGCTGTCAATGTTGTTAATTACAAATTGTTCGATTCCGGCTTGAGTCAATGCTGTTGTTAGTTCTGGTAAACCATTACTTCTAGTGTATATTTGTCTAAGCAAGGCTTGGGGACTACCTAGATTTGATAAATTATTGAGATCAATGGACTGACCAAGGGCAAGCATATCTGCACCAAATGCCAAAAAAGCTTTGGTTATTTGACTCATACCACCAGTCATTGTAACTTCCTGGCTTACAAAAGTTGATTGAGATGATGCACTATTGGCATTAAACGCACTGTCGATAAGTTGATTTGAACTTACTCGATAGGCATCTGCCGCGGAAAAAACTTGTTGGAATATGCCAATATCGCCATTGCCCATAATGTTGTTTATTTCATTGTACATTATCCCAGTAAACCCTCCCAATGGAGTAGTACCAATGTTACTGGTGTATGAAATAGGAACTGCGTCGGTGAGAGCAGGAAAAATATTGGCTGCTAGATTATAGAGTTGTGTATCGGCGTTAGCACTTAATGTACCTGATCCAGTGAGTTTGACATTGGCAAACTGTGTTACTACCGGGATGGCAAAGTAATTGTCTAAACTGCTTATTACCGCAGTGTTAGCAGAAATTGGCACACCACCAACATTGCCAAGAATGCCTGCGCCAGCAATTAAATTAACTGAACTTAGAGTCCCAAAGGTCATTATGCGGATCCTGAACTAGATGGAAGTGCAGCCGTGTCTATTGAAGAGAGTCGATCAGCAAGACTGGAAAGACTTGACGCAGTATTGTACAAGCTCAGAGCTTGACCAAACGCCCCAGCGCCGCCCACCGATAAAACATCTGTACTGCCGCCGGCTCTGCTGTGACCACAGGTGTCTGGCATTCCAGTCACTATAACATCTTCGCCATTTATTTTCACACTAGATGAACCAGGTAAAGTAAGAGCCACGCAATGAAGAATCTTCTTTGGGCATCCAATGTGCGGAGTTACCAGAGCAAAAGGTGTGGCAGCAGGGCGGCCGTTGACCAGAACATTGTTATGACCACCATTGACAATTATGCCGCCTCCGCTGTTGAAGTCGCCTACTCGTTGCATTGGTGCGCCTGGCATATTGTTACCCCATTATAATTTTTTTGTCTGGTATTTTGATACCAGTTGTTGCTTCAATATATTTCATTTTAACAGCATCTTCTGTCAATGCATATATTGACACACTGCAAATATTTAGTTTAATTTGTGCCCCAGGCTCTGCGGTAAACATACTGGGCACCAATCCCATGCCTTGTGGGCCAGGAGCCACGCTGACAGGGTGTTCTATTTCAATCCATTCATTGTCTGACTTATTGACCTTGGCAATGAGTTCTTCTCCTGAGTTTAATTTAAATGTATAAACTTTACCGGGTTCTGCTGTAATTTGCATCATGGGCTTTCTGTTAAAAGTTTTTGCTTGAGTTCGGTGAACCCACCAACGAGTTCGCCGTCTAAGAAAATTTGCGGTACTGTACGTGCATTTGGTACTGCTTCTAGTAAATCCTCTTTGGTGTATCCATCACCAATCTTCTTTTCTTCAAATTCGATGCCTTTTTGCTTGAGCAGAGCCTTGGCCTGATCGCAATAAGGGCAATGGTACTTGCTCCATACTGTCGCTTTCATTTTATTTTCCTTTTGGTAAGTGATATGTCTTGGCAAAGATGTCTTTTTTAACAACACCGTAGTCGCCAGGACCGTGTCGCACAATGTAATCATTGCCGCGTGTGTATTCTAAGTTGCCCCATGACGCTTTTACAACGCCGTCATGGTCAGCCAGCTTGGCTGTTTTAAAAATCTTCTTAGGAGTAGCTGTGCCATCACCATTGTCATCATAGTAGGCTTCAAACTTGATGGGGCTCACAGGATATTTCTCGCCGTTGGGGCCAGTAATAATCTTGTGTCCCACTGTGTAGTTCACAGGACCTTCAAGTGTGTCCACTGTGCCGTTGTCTGTGGCAGTCTCATAGCTAATAGGGGTAGGGTGTTTGTAGGTTACAAACCCACCGTCAAACCAATTGTCGTCAATCATAAGTCTGGTAATTCCTCGTAATCTAGTTGATCGCTCATGATACCAATAACATAGTTAGTTGATTCGCTTTCCTGTAGCGCAGTTTGTTTGTTGCTGGTGTTGACATGTTTGTTGAACCAGGGGATTGGTGTAGATTTAGGAGCAGGGCTTTGATATTTAATACCAATTTCTTTAAGAGCCGAAGAGGCTGTGTAATCAACAAAATCTTTGAGAATTTGAGAGTTCAAACCAATAACCGGACCGAATTTAAACAAATAGTCTGCCCAGGCTTTTTCTTCACGAATAACGTCTAGATACAGTTGGTATACCTCGGCTTCGCATTCTTTTTTGATTTCAGCAAAGCGCGAGTCTTCTTTTACAACTTGATTTATGATCCAAGCGGTCCAATCCTTGTGTAGAATTTCGTCTTGTAAAATATGACTAATAATGTTTCCGTTGCCAATAAAAATTTTGTTCTCGACCATAGCAAGGCTTGTTGCAAAACTCACCATGAAGCGAAATGCTTCTAGCGCATAACTGGCATTGAGTGCCAACCAGATGGCTCGGATATGTTTTTCTTCGTCGATCTTTTCACCTGTTTCGATTACACAGTTGATCAGATGCAATTTGTCGTAGTAGGTGCCAACGCTGGATGCCATGTCCACAATCTCTTTGGTGTCGTGAATGGTGTTGAATACATCCTTGGGCACGTTATAGATGTTACGAATGATATGACTGTAACTGCGACTGTGAATGTTTGTTTCAAAGAATGTCCAGTTATATACCAGTGCCTCTAGTTCGGGTAGACTTACAACCGGAGTAAAGATTTGGCTAGGGCCACGACCTTGCAAACTGTCAAGAGCAGTTTGCCTTAACAGATTTGAGGTAAAGATATGCTTTACAGTATCTGATGCTTCTTTGAAATCCTGTGCGTCTTTGGTTAGACTGATTTCTTCGGGCACCCAAAAGAATCCACGTGCTTCTTGTTCAAACTTGACCAGTTTATTGTATTTGACTTCTTCAAATCTTTGAATTGTAACAGGGCCCGCAGGATCCAAAAACATCTTGCGATTCAAATAGTCTGTTTTTGACTTTAAATTATATTGTTGTTTGCTCATAATATTACCAATGTCTTACAACACCTGCCATAATAAAACAGCAGGTTATCACATGTATTATAACCCAAAAGGTCTTGAAAAACAATGCAATTCGGGCTTCTCGCAATGTTAGTATGGGTACATCAGGACGGTCCTCGTCGGTCTGCCCCATGACATGGCCAGTGGATCTGGCCCATATGCGTTCAAAACTATTCAATGAAATTGATCCGCTTCAGTTGAATGTTTGTTGGCCACAGTTGATGTGGCACCAACTGCTTCTGCTATGATATCAAAATATCCCACACCAACTTCACGCTGATGTTTCACCGTTGTAAACCCACGTGCCTGTGCTTCAAACTCACGCTGTTGCATTTCTGCATAGCCGGCCATGCCACGTAGTCGATAGGCTTCAGCCAATTCAAATGTTGCCAAGTTTACTGAGTGGAATCCGGCCAATGTAATGAATTGGAACTTATAACCCAGTTCACCCAGTTCACGCTGGAATGTCTCACACTCATCTACAGATAAAAACTTTTGCCAATTAAAACTAGGACTGCAATTGTAAGCAAGCATTTGATCAGGGTACTGTGCGTGGATAGCATCGGCGAATTTCTTAGCCTGTGCGATATCAGGTGTTGAAGTTTCAAACCATAAGAGATCAGCGTAAGGGGCATAAGCAAGGCCTCTTCGAATGCAAGCCTCAAGCCCGTTCTTAAATTTGTAAAATCCTTCTTCGGTTCTTTCATTGATGACAAAATCCTTGTCTAGTGGATCATGGTCCGATGTTATCAGTGTAGCAGACTCCGCATCAGTGCGTGCCATGATAACTGTGTCAACGCCTGCAACATCTGCGGCTAGTCGTGCGGCTTGTAAATTGCGAATTGCTTGGCTAGTAGGAATCAATACCTTACCACCCAAGTGACCGCATTTCTTTTCACTTGAAAGTTGATCTTCAAAGTGTACGCCTGCGGCTCCGGCTTCAATCATGGCTGTCACTAGTTCATATGCAT